CTTCAACGTGTCTCAGATTGTTATCAATGACTTACGCATGAACATTAAGAAAATCATGCTAGATGATACGCTACCGCCCGATAATATGTCGGCTCGTTCTGCGACTGAGATTGCAGAACGCATGAAGGAACTGGCGCAGAACCTTGGCTCTGCGTTTGGTCGCCTCATTACCGAGACGATGGGTCCGCTTATTGCGCGTATCCTATATGTCATGGATGAGCGCGGAATGATCGAAATGCCACTGCGTGTTAATGGTCTTGAAGTTAAGGTGACGCCTGTGTCTCCGATTGCTCAAGCTCAGAACATGGGTGACATTGAGAAGATCACTCAATGGGTGCAGTTGTCTTCTGCACTTGGGCCGGAAGGTCAGATGGCTCCACGTATGGGTGCTATTGCTGACTACGTTGCTGATAAACTTGGTGTACCAGCAGAACTACGCACGTCACCTCAAGAGCGTCAGCAAATGATGGAGCAGGCCGCACAGATGGCTCAAATGGCAGCGCAGCAAGAACAGGGCCAAGTACAAGAAGGAATGTAAATGTCCATCGTAGAAGGTTGGGAAGGGCTTCGGCAGGTAGAGCCGGAGCTTCGGCTTACAAGCCAAAACGAGCAAGATGACATTGATAGATTGTATCTCCGAGTCTTTGGTAGCGACGATGGGCAGGAAATCCTGTCCCATTTACGCTCGCTTACCATTGAGCAGCCCACATGGTATCCGGGCGAAGAAGCGTCCCACGGCTATGCGCGCGAGGGGCAAAACTCACTAGTCCGCGAAATAGAGCGGCGAATAAGAAGGGCATCCAAGTTATGAATACCACCGAAGGCTTGTTGGCCGGAGCTTCAATGGAAAGCGACGATAACCAACAAGATCAGGAAGTAAGTATCTCTCATCTTGAACAATCTCCTAATTCAGAAGCAAGATCGGTTGATGAAGTCACCCTTGCTTCGGAAAATGAGGAGACTGAATTTGTTAGGCCAGATTGGTATCCAGCGAAGTTTTGGAACGAAGAAGAAGGCCCGGACCTTGAGAACCTCGTTAAGTCTTATAACGAACTTCAAAAAAAGTTTTCGCAAGGAAAACACAAAGCTCCCGAAGAATATGATGGCGGTGTATTTGAAAGCGCCAATATTCCAGAAGACGATGAACTCTATCTAACTTACAAGGATTGGGCGAAAGAGCATGGGATAACTCAAGCTGCTTTCGATCAGTTAGCTCAAAAATACATTGAGATGGCTGGTGGTCAGATACAGCAAGAGGAAATGTCTTACCAAGAAGAGTACAAGAAACTTGGTCCTAATGCTGATGCTACCATTAAGTCCATGACGGATTGGGCGCAAAGCCTAGTGCGTAAGGGTGTTTGGGGCGAGAATGACTTTGAGGAGTTTAAGATCATGGGCGGAACCGCCGATGGTATGCGCGCTCTTCAAAAGATACGGGCATATTATGGCGATCAGACTGTGCCTGTGGATGTCTCAACGATTGAGGATGGGCCTAGTAAGGAAGAGCTAACTGCTATGGTTGGTCGTCCTGAGTACAATACTGATCCTGCATATCGTGCCAAGGTAGAACGTATGTTTGAAAAGATGTACGGGGACAATCCTTATCAACCCATATAAGTGTTGCAAAAATGCAACACTGTTGCTTGTTTACAACTAATAATTAGTTTCTTATATTGGGTCTGACGGATACCCATCACTGGCCCGTCAGACCCGCCTTGGGACGTGGCGTTAAATCGTTCAAGCTCGCAGCCCGTATGGATACCTGCACGGCGAATAATTTGATAAACTGTTCTAACGAAAGGAACTGGAAATGGCTGTTGGCATTTCTAACGCTTTCGTCCAGTTGTTCGATGCAGAAGTCAAGCAGGCATATCAGGCGTCTCGTGCGCTTGCAGGCGTGACTCGTGAGCGAAACAACGTCGAAGGCAATCAGGTGAAGTTCCCTAAGATTGGGAAAGGCACTGCAACTGTTCGCGTACCTCAATCGGACGTGACACCTTTGAACGTCTCCTACTCTCAGGTGACAGCTTCAATGTCGGATTATATTGCTGCTGAGTACAGTGATATTTTCCATCAAGCTAAAGTAAACTTTGACGAGCGTCGTGAGCTTGTGCAGGTCGTTGGCAACGCCATTGGCCGTCGCATGGATCAGCTTGTCATTGATGCGCTGAACGCTGCGTCTTCACCATCCACTGTCGGTACAGACATTGGTGGCGTAGGCACAAACCTAAACCTCGCCAAGCTCCTTGCTGCTAAGAAAGCTCTGGACGCCAAAAACGTCCCTGCTGAAGGTCGTTGCATGGTTATCCATGCTAATGGTCTGGCTGCATTGCTTGACGAAACTGAACTCACAAGCTCCGATTTTGCCACTGTAAAGGCATTATCTATGGGTGAGATCAACACGTTCTTAGGCTTTAAGTTCATCATGCTTGGTGATCGTGATGAAGGTGGCTTGCCACTTCCATCCACTCGCACCAGCTTTGCCTTCCATCGCGATGCGATTGGCCTTGGCATCAGCATGAACCAAAAGTCAGAAATCAACTACGTGCCTGAAAAGACATCCTTCCTTGTCGCTTCAATGTTCTCCGCAGGAGCCATTGCCATCGACGACGAGGGTATCGTCAAAATATCCAGCACAGAGTAAGGAGACTGAATTATGGCTTTTGATGCTGCTGGTCTCGGCGTTGTTTCAGCTTCTAAGAAGGGTAATGCTCCAAGCATCTACACCTATCAGACCGCTGATACGATTGCTGATGTAAATACCGCTGGTTATTTCAATAGCATTTCAAACACTCTCGCAGTGGGCGATCTGATCTATTGTGTAACTTCTACCGGAGGCACTCGCGTTAGCACCCTCACCCAAGTTCTTTCGAACTCAGGTGGCGTTGTTGACGTTGCTGACGGTACGACACTTGCCGCAACTGACGGCGACTAATAGGATTGGGGTGGGCTTCGGCTCACCCCTTTTCTTGCGGAGTACAATATGGCTTCTGGAGATACCAAATTAACAATTTGTTCGGACGCCATGCTCATGCTAGGCGCGTCTGCTATTTCTTCATTTTCAGAGGGAACCGATGAGGCGCAGATTGCGGATCGTTTATATGACGATATCCGCGACACTCTGATTATGCAGTACCCATATTCTTGGTCTATCAAGAAGGTTAAGTTAGCCCGATTGATTGATGCTCCAGTTAATGAATGGAGATATCAGTACGCACTGCCGGGTGACATTCTAGGTAATCCTAAGGCTCTATTCATCACTGGTGCGGTTGGCGCGATACCAGTAAGAGACTTTGAGATATACGGAACTTCCGTTTATACGAGTTATGAGGACGTTTGGATTGATTATCAGTATCGTCCAGAACCTGCCTTTTTCCCGCCATACTTTGTCAATCTTTTGAAACATGCGTTGGCTGCTGCATTTGCCGAGCCAATCACTGACCAAATACAAAAAGGCGACTATTACCATCGCCTTGCGTATGGTTCACCAGATCAAAATATGCGTGGTGGGTTGGTGCGCGTTTCAATGAACATTGATGGCGTTGATCGTCCCGCCCAAAACATTATGGACTTCCCACTAACTGAGATACGCGCATGAGCCGAATTGTTCGTATGCAGAACAATTTTACATCTGGAGAGCTAGACCCACGGTTACGCTCAAGGACAGATATTGCTCAGTATCAGTCGGGTCTAACGACTGCGCGTAATGTTACTATTCAGCCGCAGGGTGGTGCTACCCGAAGGCCGGGAACCAAATATATATCCACGCTTGATGCTGGTGCTGCAAACGCTGTTCGTATGGTTGCGTTTGAGTTTAGTGTAGACGATAGCTACATGCTCGTCTTTACGCCGGGAAGAATGTACGTCTTTAAGGACGGTGTGCAGATTACAAACATTAACGGTTCTGGTAATCCTTATGCCACCGTATCTGCACTCACTGCGGCTATCCTACCTGAGATGAATTGGGTGCAGTCTGCCGATACTGTCATTGTCGTACATGAAGACCTTGAGCCTATAAAGATCGTGCGCGGTGCAACCGATGCCGATTGGGTAGTAAGTGTTATCGAGTTTGACTTCATTCCAAGATACGCTTTTGACTTAGATACGCATGTAACGACTTATGACATCACGCCTAGCGCAGCTAGTGGTAACATTACCCTTACCGCGTCTGGTGCTACTACTGACACAGGAACCGCACAGGCTGGTACAATAAGCACAATTACCTTGAAGGCGGCTAGTAGCTTTACCAGTAATGACCAACCCAACGGTATGTTCATTACACTGACTAGCGGCACTGGTGCAGGTCAGGTTCGTCACGTTGAAGACTACGTTGCTTCGACAAAGGTTCTTACCGTTTATCCAAATTGGGATACGGCTCCAAACGCTACAACTGGTTACAAAATTCAACCATTTGGTACAGCAATGGTTGATGAATATGTTGTTGCGCTAACAGGGTTTGGTCGCGCTCGTATTGTTGAATTTGTTAGTGATACCGTAGTTAAAGCGATTACAGAAATCCCATTTTTTGACACAAGCACAATAGCTGCGGGTGATTACGAGACTGAACATGGCTATGAGCCAACGTGGTCTTCTACTCGTGGATGGCCTAGAAGCGTTACCTTCCATGAGGGTCGCTTGTACTTTGGTGGTAGTAGGTCTCGTCCTTCTACCATATGGGGTTCTCGTGTTGCTTCGTTCTTTGACTTCAGCGTCAATGAAGCCTTTGACGATGATAGCGTTGAAGCATCATTAGATACAGGTACGTTTAATGCGGTTGTAGATATTTACTCAGGTCGTCACTTGCAGGTGTTCACAACGGGTGGCGAATTTTATGTGCCTCAATCATTAGATGAGCCTGTAACACCATCAAACTTGATTGTTAAACAGCAGTCAGCGTTTGGCATGAAGCCGGGTATCCGTATTCAAAACATTGACGGTGCTAGTCTTTTCATTCAACGCCAAGGTAAAGCGTTACAGGACTTTCTGTTTGCTGACGTTCAGAACGCTTACGCTTCAGCTAAGATATCGTTGTTATCGTCGCACTTGCTTAAATCTCCAGAAGAAATGGCAACGCGCATTGCAACAAGTACAGACGAAGGTGATCGTCTTTTGATCGTAAATGGTGATGACGGGTCTATGGCTTGTTACACTTTACTACGCTCACAGAACGTAACAGCACCATCTGAGTGGACTACCGATGGTGAGTTTGTAAATGTTGGCGTTGATATCGATTCAATTTATGTTGTGGTTAAACGCACCGTAAATGGTTCTGATGTTTATTACGTGGAGTTGTTTGATGATGAAGTCTTCGTTGATTGTTCTAAAACGGGTGGTGCAGCTTCTTCTGTTAATATGGATCATCTTGAAGCCAAGACTGTGCAAATTATACGAGATGGTATTGTGGAGCCTGAACAAGTTGTACCAAGCTCTCCGTACACTATTACGTTCGCTCAAACGGCGACTTCAAGCTATCAGGTTGGGTTAAACTTTGAGACTGAACTAAAGACGCTTCCAGTAGAACCGGGGCTACAAAGTGGCCCATTACGCGGATTTAAGAAGCGTATCTTTGAGGTAAATGCCGAAGTTTACGAGACACAATCTATGACGATTGGTGGTAAAGAGATTGCATTCCGCCGTCTTGGTGGGGCTATCTTAGACTCGGCTGTCCCAGAATTTACAGGCATCAAGACATTGCATGGTATTTTGGGTTATACTTATGAAGGTCAAATCACAATCGGGCAATCGGTTCCTTTGAAAATGACAGTATTAGGTATCGATTACAAACTAAGCGCGGGGCAATAAGATGGCTGCTGCACTACCAGCTATAGCAATAGCACTCACTGCTGTTTCAGCGTATGGAAGTATAAGAGCCGGACAAGCGCAGGCGAAGGGTCTTGCGCGTCAAGCTACTATGGCAACCTTAGAAGCTAAAGGAAAAGCTCTTGATGCTAGGGCTCAAGGAGTTGAAGTCCTAAAGCAAATGAATAGAGCAAATGCGGCATTAAATGCACGAGCCGCTGCTGGTGGGATTGATCCGTTTTCTGGAAGCGCACAAAGCCTTATGGTTTATAATACGTCTGAAGGTGCTAGAGAGTATTATGTTAGTGAAGACAATCAAATCAT